AAAAAACCTACTGCCCTCCTGATTCTTCTGATTTGAGTGATTGTGTCATGATTACTTAATTTGCTTTTCATACTTTGCTTTCTCAGAAGCCTGGGCATTGATCACAGCCTGGGCATTTTCTTTTTTCAGTCGCTCAATCTCCAAGTTCCCTTTCAGGTCAGCGAGCGAATAGCCGCCCGCAAAAGCCACTAGGACTATGGCATATTTCAAATTTTGAAGCATGCGGTCACCTGCTCATGCACATCTGATATTCTTTTTCACGTCTGTTGACGAGACCTTGAACCTTGCGGCCTTTGACGTATACCCAGCGCTTGAGCTCCTCGCAGGCGCCTGAGTAGTCACCGGCATTGAGTTTCTTGACAAGGGTGCTTGAGCAAAAGGCAGAAGTGCCTACGTTATAAGCAAAAGATGTGAAGGCATCGTATTCGCCCTGTGACAGGGGAACGTCCACGCATTTGTGGATGGCGCTTTCCGTCTTCCGAATGTCTCTGAAGGCTCTTTCGATGGCCGCTTCAGGTGTGATCGTGTCGCCCAACTTCACGCCTTCAGTTGTCCCAAATCCGATTGTCGGGACATCACCTTTTACGGGAATTGTGGCCTGCCCGGTGTATCCTTCGTAACCGAGCAGGCCAACAAACCCCGCGGCTGAAAAAGCCAAGGCACTGAGTGCAAGCCTAGTCTTCGAGATCATCTGCTTTCGCCTTTTTGGCTTGCTTTCGCTCAGCAACAATCACTTTTGCTGCAATGTCTGAGTTGTCTACGACTTGAGTCACCTTAACAACTCCATCGCCTTGAAGGTTCTTTTTTACCCATTCATGACGGACATAGATTTTGTAGATCACATGAATCGCAGAAACCAGGTAGAAAAGACCAGCGAGAATGTACATCCAATCAGACACCGAAACACCAAAAAAGTTCATGCCTTCAATTCCGACCAAGGGCGCCGCAGTCACACCTGCGGTTGTCGGAGAAGGCAGAGAAGAAGCGACCACCGCGCCAACTCTTTTTTCCATTTTGAATCCTTTTTTTAGGCAGTCACTTCACAGGGTTGAAGTAAATCCAATACTGAGCCGGCTCAATCTTGAGCGGTTCATCGTTCCAGATTTTCCAGCCGGCACCGATTCGCACGCATTTGTGCCACTTCAAAAAGTCGTAATGCCAAACGAACATCCATTGCCACGCAATGACTTCATCAGTGTCACCTTTGTAAGCGTACCAACGGCAGACGCCGGAGATCCCCGTATTGTCTCCAATGTCAGGATCGCCGATGTGAATCACTCGATCCACATCTGGATCTACTTCAATGCCACAAATTCGCATGTCAAAGCCGTAGGCGGCATTGCGCCACAGCCAAGCAACACGCCTTTTGTATGTGCTCCAAGCGTCTGTGCCCGGGTTGCGTTCCCAACTGTGATTGTCACCGTCCAGGCTGTCGCCAGGTGTCTGGAACCACCAAAGCCAATTCGGCAGCCATCCTTCTTCACTTGCAAAAAGCGGAAGGATCGGACAAATCAGCCTGGCAAAGACGGCCATGAAGGTCGAGACCGGTGCAAGCAAGAACCACTTGATGACAAGCCAGCTCATGCCTTCGCCTCTTCAATCTTTGCCTTTAGCGTTTGTTGGGTAGCGCGCAGCGCATTGATCTCTTCACGAGCCGCGGCGCGTTTTTCGAGCACATCAGCGTATTCTTCTGTTGTCGCTACGCCTTCAGCGATCTTCACAGCAACGTAGTCGGTTGAACGCAGATAGGAAAGAGCCGCTTGCTCATCAGCCTTGGCTTGCTCAAGATCCTTTTCATCCTGAGTCTTTTCAGGGATCTTTTCAACACCCCACCAAAGGCCTTCAGCTTCAGAGCCACGAATGATTCGATGTGTCGTGGATCCTTCGGTCAGCTTCTGAATCAAGGAGCGAAGCTCTTGATTGTGAGCCGTTTGGCTTTTGTGAGAGACCTGAACCCCTTCAAAGTCTGCGGCGGTCTTCGGCTTGGCGATGTAGTCCCAATCCTTTTTCTCTTCATTCCAGTGCGCAAAATTGTCCTTCAGAAGATTTTCTTGAGGCTCTTTCTGAGTCGCATTTGGCGGCATCAAAATCGAACCGTCTTTCATCTTCTGGGCTTTGCCATCCGTTGCAAAGAAGCCTTCTTCATCGAAATAGTAGATAGGAACTAACATGTTAACCTCTAAAAAAATAGCGGCTTTGCAGCCGCGACAAAAACGCTATTCAATTGCCATCGAGAAAGGGCTCACTATTCGAGTCCATCCGACAGGCGTCAAATCTTTTCTTTTGAGAATTCCACAGAACGGCCGCACGATAGACATCACGCTTGGCCAGTTCCCCGCTATGTCTCTGATGCAAGCACGTCAAGCAGCTCGCAAGCAATTGCAGGCCTACTCGCTGACACCGGTGGCGGGGTACACGCTACGCGATGCTTTCGTGTTGTGGTGCAATCTGAAGCGAGGGCGCATTGTGAGCTATGCCGATGAGAAGCGCCGCATCGAGTTTTACCTCATGCGCTTCATCGGATCTCGTCAGCTCGATGAGATCACGGCGCCGCTTGTCATCAAAACAGTCAGGCCTATTGAAAATGCCGGCAAGCGATCAACGCTGAAGCGGATCCTCATGCGCCTGCGCGAGATCCTTGACATCGCTGTTTGTGCCGGTTACATCGAGCACAACCCGATCAATCGAGTTTCAAAGGTCTTTGCGCCGCCAGTGACAAAACCCATGCCATCGGTTGACTGGCGAGAACTTGAGCGAGTCATGCGCGTTTTCCTGCGCGCAGATCTTCGCATGCAAAACTTCTTTCTGTTCTCTCTCTGTTCAATGCTTCGGCCTGGTGAGGTCGCAAAGCTCGAAAAATCATGGATCGATTCGGGCACCCTGATCATCCCATCTTCTCAAATGAAGAAGGGGAGAGAGCACAGAGTGCCGCTCACGCCTTTGATGTTGCGTTTGCTTGAACGTGAAAAGATGTTCTCTCCGCATCCAAGAAACAAATTTGTTTTTGCCGGTCGGAAACCCGACAGGCACATATCGAAACAAGCTCTTGCAAAATGGCTGCATGCCTCTGAGCTACGCGGCCAACTTGTTGCGCATGGTCTTCGTTCAATTGCTCGGTGCTGGCTCGCTGACAACGGCATTCAATTTGAAGTGGCCGAAGCGTGCCTTTCTCATGCAGTCGGTGACAAGGTCTATAGAGCCTATCAGCGCTCTGATTTTTTCGAAGCTCGGAGATCTGTCATGTTGCGCTGGAGCTCGTTTGTCTGTGAATGTGCTCAAAGTGCTGGACTTTTGGATGATTCATTTGGATCATCAAGCACTTACCTTCAACAAAGCACGTGTGCCGCCCTGTGCTGAGCACACGGATCAGTGCCAAAGCTGGCGGGGTTTCGGCGTGAAGTTGAAACCCCAAACATTACAGGCCGATTCTGGGATTTAGCAGGAGTTTTGACTACAAGAATGGGCACTGGAAGCGGATGTTTTTCATCACCAACTGACGGAAACAGTGCAATCTCTCTTGCCGATGTCTCAACGCCTCAACCGACGGGTGATGGGATGGATTTCGATGCGAGTAAATCATCAAGTGTTTACTTTGGATCAACAATGCAACCTGCCGCGCTCCAAGCGTTACCGTGCATCAAACTCTGATGCATGGTAACACATGGAGTGCAGAGGCTTGCAGTTTATTCCCCGAATATGTTGAGTTAGCATTGGCAGCGTTTAAAGTAACGCCAAAGGCCATGCCTCCAGACTGTATATCCCAAGGAGCTTCGCCACCGCTGTCACCGTTTGCTGAGAAGCAACCGCTAACGGATTCAAAAATGCTAGTACGTTTTACGACCTGAAAATAACCGTTGATGTTTGGACGGGCTCCAAACATCGGCGGTGGTTTCGGATATTTAGTAGCAGTTCAGAACTGGGGCATCAACGGAGCGTTCTCGTCTGGCAGTACTGAAGATGGAAGCTCGTCTTTTGATACGTCAGGACAACACGCGGGGGTGTTCTTCTCTGCTAGAAACTCTTCATCCGTATACAACGGTGAAACTTTACAACCCAGTGCGTTGCAAGCCCTGCCGTGTATCAGAACTTGATACACGGCAAAGCAAACAACCCCTTTGGTTGAACGGTACTACCAGAATAAATGCTGTTCGAGTTTGATGCATTAAAGTAGATATTAACCGATTTGTCAGTTGCCGCTCCGTTGTAGCCAGAACCGTCTTGAATTCTTGATGCTATAGCACCGTTTGAGCGATCGACTCCGCCGAGAGTAATGGTGTGAAGTCTGTCAGAACTGCCCTGTATGTTTGGAGCCCGTCCAAACAACACGGGGGCAATCTACGGGTTTAGACCTGTAGCAAATGCTTCAAATCCCGGTGAAGGTGTCCTTGACGGGGCTGATGCGAGGTATCAAGGATGCGCCCTTGATGGAGCTTGGAACTCATGGGGTGGCCTCACAATTAACTTCTCAAAAGGAAATGCAACATATTCAGGGACTAAGCTACAGCCTTCCGCCTTACAAACTCTCGCTTGCATCCGAACCTAGAAACGGATGCAGGCAAGAACTGAAATCGCTTTAGTTTGCACAGAAGATCCAGAGTAAATCGAGTTCGATGCCGATGCACTGAAATTGAGCACTGCGCCATATGCAGGAGATCGAGCTTCAAGCATTGTGTAATTAGTACTGTCTCCGCTTTCACGCTGAAAAGCGCCGTATTGACCATCGCCTGAAGAGCCTCGATACATTGTCATGCCACCCGAGATGTTTGGTAACTGCGCTTCGAGATACTGGCCAACCTTGGAAGTGCTCGTTGTGCCTTGGAGAACACGCCCATCAAGATTTGGCAGGTTGAAGGTTGTGCTGCCGTCACCCGATCCATAGGTCACACCGATTTTGGCAAAGAGGTTTGCATAGGTGGTGCGGGACACTGCCGCGCCGTTGCACAGGAGCCAACCTTCAGGCACATCAGTCGCATGAATGAACGCGATCATGCCGGTCGGCGATCCGATCGAAGCAAGCAGCTTGATCGCTGATGCCAATTGATTGACGGATTCTTCGCTAGGCTCTAATCCTGCGCTTCTTATGACGTTGAGGATTTCATCCGTGACCGAGTTGCCCCATTCGGCTGGGATCAAAGAACCGACTTGACCGGTCGCACGGTTTTCATTGACGAATTTGCCATCAACAAGGCCAACGCCTTGAACTGATTTAGGATAATCCATGAGAAGTTTCTCCTTCCGGGTAGCGGATGACGTAGATCGTGTGTGCGGGCGCGTAGCGGCTGATGACGCATTCGAGAGCGTCCCCCGCGATTTGCCCGAAGCGTTGGCCCCAATAGCTGTTGCCAAACCGCGTGCCGGTCGCTAAACGCGCGCCGGTGTCGAGAATCCAAAAAAATTGCTGAAGCCAAGTGCCGAAGCGCGCTTCACCGAAGCGGGCGCGCATCCAGCGCGGCGCCCAGACTTCAATGACCTTGGCGTTTTCGTAGCCTTGCTTTTTTGCGATGGACACAAAAAAGGCCGGAGTTTGAGATCCGACCGTTGTGAGTCTTTCGCGAACCTGTTGAACTCGATCCGCGTAGGTTGGCGATGGACCGAGACATGGATCAGGCAGGTTCATCACCTGTTCCCATTCAGGCACCAATTCGTAGACGCCTGAAGGATCCATCTCATTCAAAAGTTGATAGATGCGCTCATCGCTTCTGGCCATCTCTTGTGCAAGGCTTTCCAAAAGAGCGTGAATTTCTTCACACTTCCACGCGGGACCTTCTGGAAGTAATTGCTTGAGGAGATTGGCGTAAGCGTCAGCACCGTGGATGCTGGCTAAGACCATGTGATTTGCCCCATGACGGGAAGTTCAGTTTCTGCGCAGGTGACATCCGATGTCGGAGAAATCACCGTGTTGTCGGTTTCACCTGTCGCACCGGACACAGCAGCGCGAATGTGTGAAAGATAAATCGTGCCGCCCAGATCGCCTTCCGAATCGATCAGATTTGACAAAGCCGCTTGAACAGCAGTTCGAACCGCTGCGCTGTCGGGTGTCACTGAAATCGTGAAGTTGACCGTTTTGAGTGTCGGCGCCTTAACGTAAACATCGGCCGTGACCGGTCGGACAGAATCGATGTGATTCTTCACATCTTGAAGTTCCTGCTCGTCTGGCGTGATCGGGTCATCATCGTCTCGGACACAGAAGACGCCAACCGTGCCGGCCCCCATGTGATTGGAAATGCACCAAGCACGTGTGATGCCTTCGACTTCAAGCGCCCACGTGACATAGTCATCAGCGTCACCCCCGCAGGGGATGATCTGGTAAGAGCGAATGACACGGTCGCGCAGATCTTCAACGCTTTCGAGATCCGAGCCGCCTGTGATTCCAGGATCCACAACGGTCACTTCATCTTGAATCGAGGCCACGGGTGAAACAAGTCGCAGGGTTTCGCCAGCGTCAAGATTCATCGCGGAGCCTTTCTCTGTCGAAACAACCGAAGCGGTTGCTGTTGTGCCGTCAAGCGTGACAGCTTCAACAGTGGTGTACTGATTGCCGCTTGCTGACTGAAGCACCGTGCCTTCAGGCAGGAATGCGCCGGATGTGCCGGTTACTTGCACCGAGCCTGTCGCCTGTGTCGGCTGTTTTCGGCCGCCGATACGAAGATTCGCCTGACGCTCAAGCATTGCTTCATCAGCCGTGTCTGGCAGGATCTGTTTCACAATCCACTGCATGTAGCCGTAGATTGAGAAGAGAGCACCGGCATGAACACGTGCAAGCACCTGAGCATCGGACTGTTCAAGCGCATCGCCTTGCAGATCTTCTTTTGCTCGTTTGATGAGTTCCGGAAGTGTTGGAGTTTTAAATGGCATGATTCACCTGCCAAAGATCGTCAAACGGAACGGCAAGCGTCCCGCCATCGTTGAGAATTAGAGTGATCACGCCCTTGATCGATCCGATACCTGAGCGTTCCAGTTGGACTTGAATTTCCTGAGCGATGTCATCATCAATGAACCATTGCAGGGCTTCTCGAATGATTTCTTCTGCCTGCATGATTGTTTCGTTTGTGATGATCTTTGATCGCTTCAGAAGCCAAAGGCGGGATCCGATCAGGGCACCGGGCTTCGGTGGGAAGGAATCCCCCCAATAGCCATAGCGGGATCCGTCAACCTGATCATCATCGTGTGCCTTTCGCCAAGAAAAAAGGCTGATCACAACCGCGCGCTTCAGTGCTGACTGAGCGCGAGGATTGGTGAATGAAATCATTGAGGGCCTCCGGTTGAAGAGTTGCCACTTTCAACACCAGAATGGGTGTGAGAATTCAGGCTGATGCTTCCAGCCTTCACATCGCCGCTGGCGTGGATGTTTCCTGTCGCATAAATGTCGGTAGCGTCAAGCGTGATCTTCGGAGCTGTGATGGTGACATCGCCGCCGCATGTCGCGGTGAGCGTCTTTGGCGTGTTGACGACAATGCCGCTTCGACTCAAAACAACTTTCTGACCTTGATCGTCATAGATCGCCACCTCTCCTTCTTTGAGATTGAGCAATCGATGCCGCTTGTCAGAAGCAACAATGACAACACCGTTTGAGCGGTCACCTCCAAAGAAAAGCGCGATCGCTTCGGCGCCGGGGATCGGGTGAGCCGTGAAGCCGTATGGCTCCATGTGCTCAATGTTCCCTTTGATTTCGCCGGCCAAAAGGCCAATTTGAAGTGATTGCGTTTTTGTCCTTGAATCGATCAGCTTGATCGTTGCTCGACTGAATGCGTTTTGAATTCTTTTAAGGATGTTCACTTCTTGTCCCAATCCGCAGGGATCAGGTATTCAAAAGAGTCTTTTGCAGAGGCTTTGACGCCGCTTGCCTTCGGAGCCGTAGGCTTGGCGCCGAAACCTTCCGGCGGCGCCAGATTCATGTGAGCGAGCAGACCGCTTTCAGAGAGCTCATACTCAATTTCAACAATGAGCATGTCTCGATCAATGCCGCATGCTTCATCGCGCACTCGGACAATCTGATTCGGCTGCCACAATGTGCCGTTTGACTGCCTCCAGCCTTGGACGGTGATGCTTGCTGAAAGTGCTTTGCTCAATCGGCTTTCGCACTCCCACTTAACGCGCTCTTGCGCAAGTTCGGGGGTGAGCTGACCGCTTTGCTGAATGATCAGCACGCGCTTTCGCATCACTCTTGCGTCAGTTTGTGTAGCATTAACTTCGGCAGCGCCCACAGCGTCAATTTCATCACTGCCGGATCGCTGACCTAAACAGCGGTACTCCGAGAAGCACCGTGAGAAATCCTGCCCCATGGAAGACTCAAGAATGTTCTCACCCAGCACCAACTCATCAACCGCGCGGCCGCCGCTCCCAGGGGAAGCGATGACCAACTGACCGCTTCCGTTGTCTGTCGAAAGGAGCCGCGACAAAGACAGAAGGCGGTCAATTGAGTCAAAGACGGTTTCGCCAGGATCTACTGAATGATCAGTGATGATTTCCTGTGCTTGCGCTTCATCCTGAACAGTGATGCCGTAAGCAGACGCCAAAGCAGAAACGATCTGCACAACGGATTGCGAGCGCCATTGTGAGAATTCAGCGCTGCAATCCACCAAGTCGCAGGTCAATGAACGGCCTGTGACGGTTCGAGTGACAGCGTTGCCGCTCACCGAAACAGGTGTCGCATCCACCCAACCGGTCAAAACCAAGTCATTGCCGATCTTGATTTCAACCTTGTCACCGAATCGGATTGGAAGGTCAACGGTCTGCCCTGGCCAGCGCCAAGTGGTTGAAAGCTGAAAGCTTCTGCATTGGCGCTCAATGCCTGCGCTGATCGATACGTTCTTGAATCCTTGGTAGTCTCTGCCGTTAACTGTAAGCGTTACAGTGTTGTTCATTTTTGAGCGAGCCAGACGGATTCATTCGAGACAAAGCCCGGATGAATGACGCTGTTTCTTTGAACCACTTCTGGTGATCGGGTTGCATCGTGCCACTGGCGCCAGGCGAGAACCAATGCAGGCGTGACATCTGAGAGATCCACCGAAACAAGATTGACGCCTGCTTGAGCAACTTCAGACAAGTGTTTGAAAACGCGCTGGCGCAAATCATTCATTGAAACAAAATGATCGGAGTCGGCATTCATTGACACTTGCCAGATCGCTTCACAAAGCGTGTCTCTTGAGTCAATGACATCATCAGCAACCGGCACATCCTCACGAGCAATCGGCTCTTGAGCCTGTTGATCAATGTCGGGCGTTTTTGCTGGCGCAACCGGCTTGGTTGCAACCGTCACAACGGCCGCTTCGCCTGCGGCTTTCAGCGTCAAAGAATCTTGAACAAGATCCGTTACAGCGGCCGCAAGCTTTGTCGTGTCATCGCCGCCTGCGGTCACCGCTTTGGTGCTGTTGAGTCCCTTTGAAATTGCGTTCAAAGAACTGATGGTTGAGCCGTAACTCTGAAAAGAGGACTGCACCGCTCCGGTGAAACCAAACTCATCTGCTACGCTGTCTAAAATCATGCCCGGCAGAAGGGATGGGGAATTGACCGCGATCGAAACGAAAGAGGCCACATCGCCGACCATCTCAGAGAAGTCGCTGAATTCTTCGGCCGCTACCGTGTAAACGTCAGCGAGCGAATTGCCAAGCACTCGGACATTGACACCGGCGAAGTTGATGTCATTGATCGCATTGGAGAAGCGCTCTTTTGCGGAAGCAATGAATGTTTTGCCTGACGAGAAGATCTGCTGAGCAGTGGTGAGTGTCGAAGACGGTGACTCAATCTCATCGCCAGGGTAAAAGACAAGGTCAAAGCGAATGACGCCGCCTTGCGTTCTCGAATCTGAGAAGCGACAAGCGCCCGCCTTAACCGTCAAAGTACCCAGCGTTGGATGAACAAGAGTGCCGCTGCCTTCTTGCTCAAGCGCATCAAGCAGCGCATCCCGTTGCTCCATGCAGTCGCTTCCGATGACGAAAGCGCGCATAGAGTAAGACTTCGAAACCTTCCCCATGTCTTCCCCGAAGGGAAGATCACGCTTTGGGTATTCGTGAAGCTGGATCTTTCGGCCGGTGCTGGTGGTCGTTTCGTCAACAAAGAAGCGAACACCGCGGAAAGAGGCAGGTCTGAGTTTTTCTCTCCAGCTCATTAGTCACTGCCTCCTTCAAACGCTAAGGATCGATAGCCAACAGCGGTTTTGACTTGAACAGGGCCGCGAGCGTTGCGCTTTTCAACGCGAGTGCCTTGCGTGGCGCCTTCAAGCTTCACAACAATTTCGCCATTTACTGATTGAGATCCTGAAGCAATATTTAGCGCTTCGCCCAATCCGTAACGGTTCGTTGCTGTTGCATTGATGCCTTCACCCAATCCGTTTGCCTTGGCAGGATCTTCATCATCAGATCCACCAAAGAAGTGTCTCGGTTTTCGCAAGAAATCTTTGACGGCGTTCATGCCATTGGTCAGCATTTCGACAAAGTCTTTCCAGTTTGCGACCAATGCACCAACCAGTACGATCAAGGCTTTGATGACAAATTTCCATGGCCCGCCCATGATCATTGCGACAATCTTCATGACAGTCGCAACACCAAACAGAGCGGTCTTCAGACCAATCAACGCAGTTGCCGCTCCAAGAATCCCCTTGATGATCCAAGGATTTTCTTCAATGATGTCTCGAAGACCACTGAGCAGTGGGGTCACTGATTTTGTGAAATCAAGAATCGGTGGAAGCAGAACATTGCCCACGCTGATCGCAAGGGCTGTCGTCTGGTTCTTGAGCTGTTGCAGTGCGTTTGCAGTCGTGCGGGATCTTGCATCGTATTCAGCTTGCATTGATCCTGCATACTGCGCCGCATCGCCTACGCGCTCAAAGTTCTGTCTAAGAACCTCTGTGTTTGTGAGCAAAGGCGCGATGGCGCCGATGGATTCACGACCAAAGAGAGAAGACAGAACAGCGGCTTGCTGGGTTTTGTCAACATGAGCGATCGCATCGAGAACACGAAGAATCGTGCCTGATGCGTCTGACTGCATGGCGGCGGCCACAGATTCCGCATCCATGCGAAGGGCTTTGAAGATCTTCGCTTGCTTTGCGGTTGCCGCATTGCCAGAAGTGAGCGTCAGCATGAAGTTCTTCATGCCGGTTGCCGCCACTTCTTCACTGATGCCCATGCCTGCCAAAGTGGCGCCCATGGCGGCGATTTCGCCCGAAGCTAAGCCTGCGACTTCACCCAACGGACCGATGCGGGTCACAATGGCGGAGATCTGCTGGGCGCTGGATGCACCTGTGTTCGATAGGTAGTTGATCTTGTCAGCCAGAGCAACCACTTCATCTTGAGTCAGGCGGAAGGCTGTGCGCCACTTCGCCATCATGTCGCCGGATTCTTCAGCGCTCTGGTCAAAAGCGATGCCCATCTTCACAGCATCTGCAGCAAACTGCTTCAGATCCTGACTTGCAATGCCTGCTTGACCACCAGCCGCGACAATAGTTGCGATGTCTTTGGCGGCCATCGGCATGTTTGCAGACATCTCGATGATGTCTTCTCCCATCTGCTTAAAAGCTTCAGGCGTCGGGAAGTCCACCACCTTTCTGACATCGGCCATCGCGCTTTCAAAATCGATCGCTGCTCTCGATGCCTCAATGAACGGAGCGGCAAACGCCCCGCCTGCCAAAACATCACCCAAAGAAAAGTCAGCGAAGCCCGATTTCAAAATCGCTTTTCGCATGCTCAGGACTTTCTTTTGTGCGCCTTGCAGTACGGGAGTCAGTTTGTCAACACCCGTGATGATGGCTTTAAGTTGGAATTTATCGGCCATGTTTTCTCATCTTCATGAGGCGGTTGAATTGGCGGAACCAGAGCTCAAGATCAGGGAGCTCAAGATCAAAAATTTCATTAGGTGACACCTGCCAAGCAAATGCTAGTTCGAAGCAGCGTTCGAGTAGCGCTTGGTAAGTGAAACCATAAAAAAACTGTAAATTGTGAAGCAAGCGGCTTGGAAGTCGCCGATGTCCATCTTGTCAATGACGCTAGGCGGAATGCCTGCGCAAATGGACAGGTATTTGGCGGCGCGTTCCGTGTCAATGTCCGGTTCACCTTCTTTGGCGAAGTCGGTCTTATACGGGAAACCGCCAACCTTGCGGATCTCGGCGGTGGTCGGATGTCGAATGTTCAATTCTTCAATCACCTTGCCGCCGTGTTCGATCGGTTCTTGCAACTTGAACTTAATGGTGTTCATCAGTCAAAACGTCCCTTGGAACCTTCAAAACGCAAAGAAACCGTGCCATCATCTGCGGCATATTCGGGTTCTTCAACCAGGTAGGCGCCGGAGAGCACATAGGTTTTTCCGTTTGCTAACTCGGCCGTCACCGTCATGTCGGTGCCGTTCTTGAGTTGATCAATCGGGAAGTCTTCATCAACGATGGCATCCAAAGCGATGTACGGCGTGCGCTCATTTTCCGAGAAGTAGCCGGGCTTGATCGTTTCGCGGATGACATCGGTCATCGGAACAGTGACAGCACCATTGACAACAAGCTGAGTGCCGTCAACATTGACGTAGCAGGTACCTGCAACTTTCATGGGATTTCTCCAAAAGAAAAGGCCCCTCGATGGGGCCTTGAATCATGCTTAGCTGTATTGCAAGCGGAATTGGCAGAGCAACGCAAACACTCGGAGTTGGTTCACGTAGTCAGGCGGCAAGAGCACGTTGACGCGGTTCGGGCTGTCAACGTCACGTTCCACAATCAAAGCTTCAGCAAACTTGTCCACGTTTTCGCAGATCGCCTTTTCAACCAACTTGTTGTAAACAGCGATGAGTTCACCGCGGATCACCTTCGGAGTTACGACCGGTTGGCCGCTGCCGAATTTGTTGCCGTCATCGCCAAGCTTATGACGGCCGTATTTGCTGGTGATGTCATTCTTGAGCGTGTTGATCACGTAAGAAGACGTGTGCATCGTTTCACTGTCCAGATAGGAGTTGTCGGCGGCGCCGCTCTTGTTCTTCTGGTAGGTGGTGATTGCACGTTCAATGCATTGATTGCCGCCCATGTAAGCGGTCGTGGCAATGCCGTACTTCAAAAGCGAGTTGCGCTCAGTGATGTCAAAGCGCTCGGTCGGCTTAGCGGCAGAGATCCCAACCATCGTGCCGGTTTGAGTCGGACGGGCAGGGTCAGCGCTGATGAACACAGCGATGCGGGCGGCTGCCGCGGCGGCGAATTCCCAATTCGGGTTGGGAATATCGTCTTCCATGCCGAAGGTTGTCACGTGCTGATCGTTGCGCTTGGCGCCTTCCGTGCAAAGGTTTGCGAAGGTACCGCGGCGGACGCTGTACACATGACCAAACAATTGCTTGACATAGCTCCAGCGACCGGATTCATCGCACATGATCTCCTTCCAAGCGTCAAGGCTTGTCGTGTCAGACCACGGCATGCAAATGAATTCGAAGGCTTCATCACCGATGGCCGCGCCGACATCATCCATGTCGGGCGTGCCTGCCCCGCTGGCCATGGCCGTGACCTGAGCGGTGATACCTGCGGGGGTCACTTGACCTTCAGAAGTGCCAAGGCGATTGAGTTCAATCTTGATGTCATTGCCTGCAACACCTTTGAACTTCGCCGTCAGCGTTACCGTGCCGGTCGTGTTCGAAGCCGTGACAGGCAGGCTGACTTCATCGTTGATGGCGGTTTCAAGCGCTTCACCAACTTCTTCAGCACTCATTCCAACCGTAACAGTTGCCGTGATCAGCTTGCCGCCAATGTAAACATAGAGCAAGCCTGCTTCGGTGGCCGTGCCGGTAATTGCGATCTTGCCGCTTGCGGCGCTGCCTTCGCTCAATTGGCAGGGAACACACCAAACTTCACCGAGCGGATCATTCTTGCGCCAAACGCGCATCATGGCTTCAAGCATGGAGCCATTGCCGCCGATGCGGGCGGCGTCTTCTTCGCTCGAAAGAATTGTCAATTTGCCGATTTCGTCAGCATCTGCATCATCATTGACTTGAGCAATGATGAGGCGGCGCATTTCGGACGTGGCCGAATTCGCCATTGAATTGTCCATTTCTGCGTAAAACAGAGGGACGCGGATGCCATCGCCGGCGGGGATGTTGGAAAATCCTACGGCCATTTTTTACTTCTCCTTGGTTTGGGAGTGGGTAGCAATCACTTCGATGTGGACGTCACGGAGGCGGCGCGCCCAGTAAACAGACCAGATGACCTTGCGACCTTGTTCGGGAAGAACATCGCGGCGGTCCACGTCGGGGACCAAGAGGCCGGCCTTGGGCTTAACCATGACTTGTTTCTTCATTTTCAAACTCCACATGGGTCTTAAATTCGATCCGTCCATCGGGTCCGGGGTGAGGCTGTGCGATCGGATCGATCACATCAACATCAATGTCCATTCCTTCGAACGGCTTCAGCCCATCAAGCTCGGCTTCTTGCCAAGTTTCCGCAGGCTGAGTGCGGCTAGTTCTGCCAACCCTTCGATCAGCAGAAAATTCGAATCGGAAGACAACCAAAGCGCGGTTGCCTTCAAAAACTGAAATCGCCGAAGCTTGAATCGGCTCAAATTCGGCTGCCGGTTCAAAACCGACCAATGCGAGAAAAAGCTGGCGTCTGATTTCGTCAAGGATGTCAGCAGCCGCTTGGCCTTTTTCATCGCCCTTGCGTCCGTCAACCTCGACAAAAACAGAGAAGTTGTCTTTTTCGTTTTGAATGGCCAGCCCATTTTTTGGGATCTCTTCGAATTCAGAAGAATCAAAAGAGACATACGCGCAGGGCTTTTGCATCTGAGTTGAGACAGCGCCCAGCTCATAGCTCAAACTGGCCGCCACACGTCCGTTGAAGATCGGGACGTACTGCCGAATCTGTTTGACGATTGGGGAAAGTTTCATTTGCCTTTCCAGAGTGCTTCTTTGAAGCCTTTGATGAGGATTTCGCCAACGCGCCTTGAAGTTGATCGAAGCGCGTCAACCATGTAGTTGTTTCTTGGTTTGATTCGCAATGGGCCTGTCAGCGTGCCGCGCCGCCTAGCTCTCACACGTTCTGCCCATTTCAGGGGGTTGTTTTTCACGCCGTAATGCAAGAAAGCCGGATAAAACTCTTTCATCGCCTCTGTCTTTTGCGGCGCTGTTCTTGACAAGAAACCTGACTTTGAAAGCTTTGTGCGAATTGATTTGGAAAGCGTTCCAGTCCGTTTTTGTGGATAGTTGTTTCTTTTCCCTGTGACATTCACCAACTGCTTTGCTCGATCGCGCACAATCTTTGATGCTTTCCGCATTGATTTGCGGATGTATTTCCGATCAAAGTCGTACTGAGTGAAGTTGTCAGTTTCAGTGATGTGCAGTTCAAACGGTTTCTTCATCGCCAAGCTCTTCAACTTCGAGCACGGTGCAAACTCTTCGGCCGTTCAAATTCGTTGAGCGTTGAACGCGGAATTGCCGCCCATCGCTTGTTCGGATCACGTCTTCAGCTTTGATGCCTTCTGTGAAATCGATGTAGATGCGGTGAGTGATTCCGGTATCTGTTTGGAATGATCCGACATAGACGGCGGTTCCAACCGGTTCAATCTTTGCCCAACGCTGGATGATCAGATCCAGATCGGTGTCAAGATCTGTGTCACCTGTCGGTGTGTTGGATTTCCGATAAATTCCGATCAGCGTATCGAGTTCACCGGCGGGCGGTGCTTTCATGCTCATAAGGGCATCCTCATTCGGTAGAGCGCAAGCAGGTTGTCAACCGCTTGGTTGACATAAAGATTGGCTTCTTGCTGTGCCTGCTGATTGCGCAGGTAATCCGTTGAGAGCATCAGGATGGCTTGCTTGATCGGTGTCGGCAGCGTGTCTTTCGTGAAGCCTGCTGTGCAAGTGATTTTCACAACACCAGTGACATCAGCTTCAACAAAGCGGTAATTCACTCTAAACTGATCGGCCGCAAGCGATTCGCCATTAGCTTCAACACCCGTGACCTCTTTTGGAACAAAGGGAAGTTGCGTGTCTCCATCCCAAAAGGGATAAACACATTCCACTGTTTGCTCAGCAACGGGGATTGAAAGATGCACTTGAACGTACTCAATGGCTGCATTGATCGCGTCTTTCACTTCTTCATCGCGGTCGGTGCCAGTGATCTTGGCTGCAAGCTTCGCGCGTTCAACTGAGATCAGCTCGATGTCTGATTTGTGAAAAATGATTTGCATGCTTATGCCTTTTGAGCAGAGGCAATGGCTTCGGGGGCCGTGTCAACCACGCCAAGAGAGACATACTCTTTGGCCAATTTGGCATCCAACTCGATCACTTCACCGACCTTTCCGAGACCGGGCCAACTGATGCGCATGAATGCTTTGACCGTTTGAGGTTCTTCAACCTTCGGTTGAGTTTTGACGGTTGTTTTCTTTTTCGATGTTGCCATAAGAAAAAAGGGCTCCGATTGCTCGGAGCCCTAAAGATTCAATTAAGCAGCGGCCATCGTTAAGCACTTGATGGCAGACGTGTCAACAATGTTGCCGCCAGCACGTGCCCAAGCAAGGTAGCCGATTTGGCCCTTGGACATGAAGGCAGAATCATCGAAGCGGAAGATCTGCACATCCATTGCGTCACGGACAAGATAGCCCGGATTGAAAGCACCGAAGATGACAGGCTTCTTGCTTGCGGCGGGGGCTTCAAGGAAGTTGTTGATCACAACACCGTAGCCCAACAATGAACCGGCCAAGCCTTCGGAGATACCAGCATCGAAAGACGGCGTCCAGAGCGGACGGCCAGAGGTGTCTTTCAGTTTGCGGATCAACAGGCGGGAAGCTTGGTTCATCATCCACACCGGGCGGTTCGTTCCGCGCAGGTAGGATTCATCCAAGGATTCGATCAAGCCGACCAAGTCATCATAGGTGAAGTTGGTCGTTTGACCGGTTGCGGTCGTGACCCCCGTTTCGACAGCAGAGACAACCCCCATCGGTTGAGCGGTGCCCGTGCCGGTCGTGAAGTAGTGATCTTGAGCACGGCCAATGCGGATGCCGCAACGGCGGGTGACCAAGTCAATGATGTCAACAGCAGAGTCCTGAACCAATTCGATTGGGATTGCGATCACCTTGGAGGAGAACTTGAAGACGTTGACGGCGCGCGTGCCGAAAGACGGGTCGGAGGTACCGGCCGCCGTGTTTTCAGCAACGATTTCGCCTTCTTCGTTGGGGTCAGAAGTCGGCCAGTTCATTTGAGCGCCGGTTTCCGTCTTAATGTAGTCGGAAACTTGACGCATGGCGCCGTAAGCCTTGATGCTTTCGATCACCTTGTCAGCGATGAGTTTCGGCACCGTGTAGCCGCCTTGGCTGTCGGTCGTGGTGCTCATCGTGGCGCGGATGTTAGCGATGTCTTCAGCCGTGTAGCTGCGGACAGGTTTGCGCAAGAAGGCTTCAACAGCCATGCGGGCTTGATCCTTCGCGGACAACTTCGGTTCTTGCATCTTCGCATCTTTGAAGTTTTCTTCAGCTTCAAAGTCGAGAATGCGTTGTTCAGCCTTGATTTGAGCAGCGATGCGATCGGCTTCAGCGATCATGCCATCGTATTTGGCTTGCTCTTCAGCGGACCAAACGGAGTCGCCCTTTTCAGCGAGCAAATGTTTCGCTTGAGTGACGACTTGATTCAAGCGCTCGCGCAGAGATTGAATTGACATTTTGAGTCTCCAGAAATGAAAAAAGCCCCTTTCGGGGCTTCGGTTGTTTGCTAACGCGTGCGAGCGCTAGACAAATTTGAAAAGCTGTAAGCGTCTTTCGTTTGCTTCTTTCACAGCTTTGAAATCGGGTTCTTCTTTGTTAGGTTCTTCTTTCTTCAAGAGGCTTTCAGGCGTGTTGTCGTAAGCATCGAGATTGAAAGCAGATGTATCTTGTTTTTGTTTTTCGTTGTCGATTCGGTCGGCAAGCTTCTTTTCGACAGCGTCTTCAGCGGTGAGCCAAGTTTCCGCATCCATCATCGCGATGATTTCTTCGCGCGGAAGGCTGCTCTTCAATTCGTAATCAGTAGCCATCGCCTGATCGCACTTGTCCAAAAGTTCTGCTTGAGCGATCAGGTCAGTTTTGTTTCCTGCGGTGATGGTCCATGCGTTGTGAATCATCAGCATGGTGCCGATGCCCATCACCACCTCATCGCAAGAAACTGCCACGATGGAGGCCGCGGAAGCCGCGATCCCGTCCACATGGCAAACAGTCTTTCCCTTGAAGGATCGAATGAGCGAGGCCATTGCGCGGCCTTCGAAAGCATCGCCGCCTGGGCTGTTGATGTGAATGTGAATCTCGGAGGATTCTGAGTTTTGATCAAGAAACTCTTTGAGATCCTTGGCATTTGCCCCCCAGTATTGATCGATCACGTCATTGATGAAAAATTCATTTGCCGCTGCTTTCACAGCAGGCATGGCAGAAGCCTGCGGGGCTTTTCTCAAAAATTGATAAATGCTTTTCATTCTTGAGGTTCTTTGGTGGGTTGAATTCGTGGGTCGTAAATCTCATTTGCCAGACCGTCAAGCGGCGGCAGATTCTTCATGCGTCTGACTTCATTGACAGTCATGATGCCGGGGCCGGCACCTGGGCCGCCCAACATCGCTTTCATGTAATCGGACTGGGCTTTGCTGTCGCCAACCATGAGGGATTCACGATCAACTTCAAAGAATTGATTTTTTCCAAGCAGTTTGCGGTTGAGTTCCTGCTCAATGCGCTTTAAGTGAGGATTGAGCGAGAAGGTGACAAAGGCACGATTCATTGATTCAATGCCAGAGCCCCATGAGGTGCTTGCAGAGGTTTCGCCAATCATGTGCGGCGGTACGCCGAAAGCACGGGCAATGTCAACCACTTGGAACTGGCGCGCTTCGATCAATTGCGCATCGGCCGCCGAAATCGTCAGCTTTTCAGCTTTCAATCCTTCGGTCAGCACCAGAGGATGAGCGTTCATGTTGTCTTTGCCGGCATAACGCTTTTCAAATTCGGTGCGCATCTTCTCGATCAGATCCTCTGACATCGTTTTGTCTGTCGTCAGAACAATCGAGGGATTGGCACCGCGCTCAAAGAATGAGCCAGCAAATTTGTCCATGGAGCTCGCATTGATGACGGCATTGCTTGCCGCCCATGCAATCACGCTCATGCTTCTTTCGCCATTAAAGCCGAAGCCAGGGAAGTGAAGCATGTCATCTGAATCACAGCCCCATGTGCGCAAACCATCGCATACGTAATACTTGAGGCGATTGGGCCAAACGCTGTAATCCCTGCGGATCGTGACAGAGTCCCAATCGAGCGGAACCAACTCAAGAACCTTGCCGGTGCTTGAGCGGTTGATGTACGTGAAAGCATCACCTCGAAGAAGGATGTCAGCCATGACGCCTTCCCAATGAGCCGCCGCGCTGTACATCGGCGAAGGCTCAAGATTCAGAAGGCGTTCAAGCTCGCTTCCATACATACGTTTGCGACCTTCAGAAGTCACTCGGTACTGATGGATGGGGAGCATAGCCAAGCCGCCCGCGAGCAGTCGCACGCAGGCATAGACAGCCGCCACACGCATTGCCATTGAAGGAGTTGCGCAGCCTGGATTGCCGAAGATTTCCCAGCCTTGGCTTGATGATTGAGAGATCGAAACCGTTTTGGCAGTGGGGTCTTCGGCTTTCTCAGACGAAAACACCTTGGCGATTTTTGAAAAAATGCTCACAATGAAATAAATCCTTGTTGGACTGTTTTTGTTTCGGTCTCTTGAGGCATTGAGCCTATGGCCATTGACAGAGCAACCATGCCGTCAATACGTCCGGTTGTTTTTCCTTTGATAAATTTTCTGTTGCCTGCGGGGTCACTCAAAACGGTCGCATTGTGTGCACACATTTCGAGGATCGGATGCCCGCCGTGTTTTAGTTTTCCTTTTAGAAGCCTTGTCTCAAGTTCTCTGATGGCTGGAGACATTGACGCGAAACCTTGACCGAAAGATTGGAATTTCTCAATGTCGGCTTCACTCATGCCCATGCGTTCAAGCGATTGTTTCAAGAACTTCATGTTCCATCGGTCAAATGCAACCGCTTGGATGTCATAGGTTTTGAAGATCTTGATCAGCTCGAAGGCTACGAAGTCATAATCAATGGCTCTGCCTGGGGTAGTTGTCAAATACCCTTGTTTCGCCCAAATGTCATAAGGAACGCGGTCTTTCTTTGATTTTTCTTCAAGGCCTTCTTTTGGAAGCCAGAATGTTGGCACAACATCGCCGTTTTCCGACACCAAAACGAATGCAGTCAGGTCATTGACGCTTGACAAGTCAAGGCCGCCCCACCATTTTTGAGGTGTTTTTGTGTCAGGTGCTTTTGCGTTCAGCTTCCAGATCGCTTCTGTGACGAAGGGATCTCTGGCTTCAACACGTTGGTTTAAGATCAGGTTTCGATAGCTTGACTCCGCAGAAGGCATGCGTTGAGCGTTTAGCGCTTGCTTCCTGACCTCTTTCTTATTCATGAAAACATGGTAATGAGGATTGGCCTGTTCAATGGCCTGCTCAGAAAATGCATCCATGTCCTTCGGCGCCGAGTAAACCCTGACTTTGATTTCAGGATCCGCGCCGGTCATCGCATCGTCGATCAAGATGCTCAGAAGGTCGCCATCGTTGGGTGCCTGTGTGCTGATGATGATCGAAAGCGGATGCTCATGCGCCGCCATGCCTGTCTCGATGGACTGGTACAGATCAGAGGTTGGCCCTGAGACCTGACCGAGTTCGTCATGAACCACAAAGATCGGTGATAGACCATATTTTGTTTTGGCATCCGCTGATAGCGATTTGTAAATTGTTCCGAGCTCGGGACAGCGAAGCTCTTTGACGCTGTCGCGAACTTCGATGAACTGACTGAGCCGTGGACTCATGCGTACAATCTGCGAGGCGTACCGAAAGAGAACGGCCGCTTGCTCAAGAGATTGGGCATCGGAGTAAAGCTGTGAGTTTTGTTTTGCTTCTGGCCCGCAAAGGTGCAACAGAAGGAGCACGGAAGAAAATGCCGTTTTGCCGTTCTTTCTGCCCATGGACAAGATGAATGTTCTTGTCGGACTGTCGTAAATGTCACTGAGCCATTGCTTCTGCTCAGGTGTCAAACGAAAAGCCTTGCCGACATTCTTGCCTTCAGGCACATAGCAAAAGCTTTCGATCCATTTGACGTTTCTTTCACTTCGGCTAAGTTTCTTCTTCCGAGGCATCTAGCTCCCAGGGTTTTGCGCCCTTGCCTGTCTGATTGGTCTTTGCTCTTGACAGGGTTTTCGGGTCATAGGTCGCCTGGCGTGTGATTCTCAATCGTGTTGCCAATGATGAAGCGCTGCGAACCTCTTTTTCTCGCATGTCCAGCAGTTTCGAATACCGAAAAAGCCCCTCATCTGTTTTCAAAGAGGTGGGTTTGATGTTCGAAATCAAGGCAGAAATTACTGAAGCTTGAACAATATGCCGACAGTAATTGACTAACAGGTCGGCATGCTCCGGTGTGAAAGCGCCCGCCGGCTCGTCAGCAACGATTCGATCCCAGATTTCTTGCTCTGCTTCAGAGAGCAAAACAGGCGGAAAAAAGGATTTTTTTGCCCTTTTTGCGGGTGTTTTTGCCGTTTTTGTGACTTTTGCAAGTGAAGACTTCCGACCGCGGCGTTCCATTCAGGTTTTTTCTAGACTTTTTCTTTTTAAAAGGGGGGCGCTCGGTCTCTGAGCAAAAGGCTCTGGACTTTTCACTGCCCCCGGGGGTGTGACAGGGTCAACGGGACCACTTCACATGCCCATCATCATCAAATGTTGCAGGCGGACGGCCGCCAGCTTCAAGGATCTTCTTTGTTGAGTCGTGGTGCGCTTTGCAAAGAGGCTGCCAGTTTGACACGTCCCAAAAAAGCTTTTGATCGCCTCGGTGGGGCTTGATGTGGTCAACTACCGTTGCAGGCGTCAGCTTTCCTTCGGCCAGGCACATGACGCACAGCGGATGATCTCGCAAAAAGGCCGCTCGCGCTTTGCGCCAAGCGGCACCATAGCCGCGCTGGGCGGCTGTTTGCTTTCCTTTGCGCCAGCTAGTCATGCGTAACTTCAACCAGGTAGTAACCATCAGGCCTGTCGGTATAGCGCTTTTCAACCTCAATCTTGTACACCTGACTGTCATCAAAATAGACACTGTCATTCATTGCATCAAGCACTGCCTTCACGACATTGTCCACATCAGGCTTCACCATGTGCTTGATGATGTTCGACTCACACGCCAACCGCTTACTTTTGCTGTAGCTCTTAGGAACAGGAAAGAAAGCGCTGACCTTGATCGCTATGCTCGTTCCCTTTTCAAAGGGGTATCGGCCGGCCATTGCCTGCCTGGCATAGATCTTGAAAGTGTTTTCGTGTGCTCTGGTGTGCGCGGGAGTGTAGGTGCGCACATGACCATTGAATGTTGAAAAACGCGGCCGCCCTTTGCCATACGGCGTCAAGGGAACCTCAAACTTTATTGTTTCTTCCATTTTGGTGGGTTCTCTTCGTTTGATGAAGCGAGCAGAAAGACGGTTTTGAAGTGAAAAGAACCCACCAAAAAGAAAAAGGACCGAGCGTGCATTTCGGTCCTTTTTTTCATGACAAGCGCCGACAGATTCGAAACTTCGATCAAGTTTTTTGTGTTTCTCCAGGGTGCAAAAAGGCTGCGCCTGGCGCAACAACGGACTTAACCTCTATTTCCGAACTGTCGCGCTCATTGTCAAATCATTTTCAAAAAATGTCAACTGCTTCAATGAAAAGCCTGAAAATACTGGGGTTATGTTCTTGTCGAAATTTTTTAAATTACATGGCATCCCAAAAATCCACTTCATTGACGATCAAAATCTTGCTGCCTTTCTTGCGCAAATCCATCGCCTTTTCGATCTTTCTGCCATATGCCGCAAAGGCCCAACACTCATTGCCTTCATTCCCAACAATCAAGTAGTCAGTCTTTTTGCCTGGGTTGGGAGTGAACACGCCGCCCAACTTCTCGATTTTTTCCGCTATCTCGGTTCTTGATGCTTTGTTTGATTCGCCTGTGAATGAAAAGTGCTTGCCCTCAAATGAGATCTCCGGATCCACCGCGCATATGCCGCCCAGCGTGTACTTCTCTTTGAGCTCTTTGTATCTGTCATATGAGAGGTTGACGGAAGATGAGAAATCGATGAAATCAGCCATAAATGACAAAATCAGCTTTCTTTCGTCTTCGGTTACCTTCCCATCCTTGAAGACTTCAACAAGAAGGGAAGCGATCTCATCGTATGGATAAACCCCTTTCAGAAATTCATTGTCAAAAACCCACGTTTGAAGGCGCTTGAGTTCTACATCATCGATCTGCCTGTCTGCGATGATTCCATGAAAAGCACCATGGAGCTCTTGGATGACACATTTGATCATGTCTTCTGCATCCGTCCAAGATGCCAAACGGTCAGCAAGCCATCGCATGTCTTCGATTTCGTCTGGATCTACCTTGTCATCAGCGATGATGTCTTCCAAAGTGTTTTTGAAAGCCTGAAGCTGGCCTGTCAGGAACAAGTCTTCATGCTGTTTCAGCCAGCCTCTGAGCTCATTGATTTCTGTTTGATTGACCTGCCCATCAATGCATACGCCTTCGATCAGGCCAACAAGTGTTCTCAGTTCCTTATTTTTGATTTTTCGGCCGCAGAATTGCCTGTAATTGCCGGAATCGTGTTTTTCTGTGTATTCACTCATGCCGCTCTCCTTGGTGAAACAGGAACATTTTATCAACAAGGAGAACGATCTCAATCAATCCATAGAGTGTCCAAAAAGAGCAAAGTTTTCTGAATTCTGACTGCGATGCTTCTTGCTGTCAACCTATCGCCTGGAATTGAAAGCCGCCTGGCTACCCGCCCATCCGGGAGTGTGGGGTGCAAGTAATAGCCCATCAAGATTTGCCTTGCGCGCCAACGCCCAGCCCATAGCTCTCGATCCTGCAAAATATCATCCATCCTGTCAGCATTGATTTTTCGTTTGTAGTCGATGGGCTTATGTGTCGGCTCTCCGGTCACAATGCCTTCACGCGTTGTGCGCCGCTTCTTTCGCCAATAGCACAGTTCCTGTTCAACCCGATACATGATGCTCACGCCTCGATGTGGCCGGTCTCGGTAAAAATTTGACCAGTTCATCATCAGGCTGTGCATTTTCTTGAGTGTTCCGCGCTCTGCTTCATCATCGATCTTTGAAAAATCCATGCTTCTCTCACCATGTTGCAGATTCTTTCACCGGTTCGCCCGCGCCTGTGTATCGCAGGGCTCTTGTTGGGTAGCGCTTTGTCGCAAGTTCCTTGTCATAGACGAGCTCAAGCCCGTGCTTTTCTTCGTATTCCTTGATGAAGTGGATGTGGCAATCGTGATAGAGCGAGCGCCGCTCATCAGGGAATTCTTCGAGCGGGAAGACACCATTTGTGTCACCAAAGCGGTAACCTTCCGACAGACCCAGCATGCTTCTCCATGACTTTCTGACAAACTCGCTCATCGCAAAGCCATAAGCCTCTTTGATCCTGTTTCTCCTTGCGCCTGCATCTGCTGGGATGTTCTTTTTGATCGATTCCTGCATCGATTGGATGTAAACATCCGCTACATTTTTAGGGAGCGGCTGGTGTTCTTTTTCCACTTCTGCGGCCGCCGCCTGCTCGCGCTTGAGGCTTCGCTTGTTCTGAAGCAGTTTGTAAAGGTCTGCCGGCATCATCATGCGTGAGCTGGTTTTGCTCCAATCGGCAATCGCCTGCGAGATCTCCGCAAGTGTTGAGCCCTTCACGGCATCAAACCAAAACTTCCAAGCCGCTTCGGGAATTTCCCGCGCGCTTGGCGTGTACAGCAAAGCGAGCGCTTCAATGCGTTCAAGAAGCGTCCTTTGGTTCTCGCTCAGTTGCGCTCTTGCATCGGGTTTCAGTTGTTCGTCTGTCATGCTTGTCACCTTCAAAACGGTTTGTTTTCGTCAACATTGGCCGCACGCTTGGCCTTCTGATTCGCCGACCACTCCCATGTGTGATACTGGCTTGGCTCTTGGACAGCGTTCAAGAGGATGCCGACGAGGTATGGGCCGCCCTTGTTGTCTTTCTTGGCAATTCGTATGCACTGCCTGACGTTGTCGACAGTGAGAACCTTTCGACTGCATGCCGTGTTGAGTTTTTCGGATCGGTAAAGCTTTATCCCGTGATTTCGTGCCAATCCGATCACATGGACCGGTGTGACAATCGCTTCGGGATCTTCAAGCACCTTCTGGGTTTCTTCGTTTGCGAGGTTTTCAGCCTGCTCAGAAATCGAATCATCAAAATTTTCAGAACAAACATCATCAAATTCAGAAGCTTCAACAGCTTCGGTATGGGTTATATGTTTGTTAGTGTTTTTATGTTCTTGTTCTTGTTCCTGTTCTTGTTCTTGGCTTCGATGGGGCTTCCCGTCATAGGTATGCCCCTCAGAATCCCCTTCGAAGGGGCTTGGATTTTCTGCTTCAATTTGGGATGTTTTCTCAATGTCGAACCCTAAAGAAAAATCCTCGTTGTATCTTTGCAGAAACATTGATTTCATTGGCTCTGGCATGGATTTGACTGCATTGCGGATGCCATGAATTCTTTTGTCTTTTCCATTGAGTTTTTCACCGATTTGCCATCTGGCCATCTCGGTGACGAAAACAAACTCGGTTTCAAAGTCGTAAAAGCAAAACCCGATCTGGTTTAGATACTCCAAAACTTCGGAAGCCCCTTCAAAGGGGCTTGCATGCCCCTTCGATGGGTCTTTCGACTCAATAGGACCAACATCATTCAAAATATATGAGATCGGGCAGTAAAACACGCCTGTCATCTCACTACCTGGCGCCGTCATCAAATACATGGCTACCCGTTGAGCGTCAGGATTGGCCCGCAGTTTTCTGCCGGTCTTTCCAATCCAGAACATAGGGGAGACAATTCCATAACTTCTCATTTTTGTCTGCTCGCAACCGCTCGCTAAAAAGGGGTGGCCGGGAGAGGTGCGAGCGGTTCCCTCCCCCGACCTATGCCGTTATGCCCGGCTTTTCGTTTTCTTCGAATCGATTGGGTTTTCGAGTTTGACTGCTTTGAAGAATTCGATGTTTTGCAATTGAATTTCGGCGGGGATCTTGTTGCGAGAAATCCACATGGAAACACGACATGCACCTTTTCGGCCTTCGAATCCAAGAATCTTCGCGACTTTTGCAGGTCCACCCAGACCATAGATCACTTCTTTCACGCGCATCTTAAAAAACCTTCACTATGAAATCGCTTTAAACAATAACACATTGTTATCATAAAGGCAATACGAGCTGATAACATGATGTTGGAGGTCGTTATGCCGCAAAAGTTCGATATTTCAAAAAACCTGAGAGTGATGGCAAAAGTAGATGAGCTACTTTTGGAAAGGCACATGAAGGTTCCGGAGTTTGCTGCGCGTATGGGGGTTTTACCATCCTATGTTTATAACTGGAGAAGGCGGGGAATTCCTGCTGATCGATGGGTAAGAGCTGCCGAAGTGCTTGGAACGTCAGTTGACATTTTGACCGGAAGGGTTGTGCAATTCCCTGGTGATCAGAATGAGAAAGAATTGAAAAATGTTATTCCTGTAATTCTGAACGGAAACATTCCGATAATAGGATGTGCAAAATTGGGTGATGATGGTTTCTTTGCTGACGTGTTCGCTGATCCTGACTACACAAACGGGACACTGCAAATAAATTCGAGGGATCCGCTTGCCTATGCAATTCGTTGCGTTGGCAATTCCATGGCGCCACGAATTCAATCAGGTGAATTTGTCATTGCTGAACCAAGCGTTGAGGCAATTCCCGGCGATGAAGTGGTAGTTGAGGATTTTGAAGGCCGTCGCATGGTGAAGAGATTTCTTTACCAGCGCGACGGCTGCATCCATTTGGCTTCTGTAAATGAGGATTTTCAGCCGATTGTTATTGATGACAAAGATGTTAAATCGATTCATCCGGTCTTAGCTATCGTTCCTAAGAAGTTCTGGCATCCTGCTTAGAGTGTTCTTCATTTAAAACTGGCCCGCATGACTGCGGGCCATTTTTTTATGCTCTTTTGATATAACGCAATGTTATCAAATTTTCCTATCCGGTTTTCTACCTTAAAAGATAACATTGTGTTACCATAACAATGCAACTAATTTGCAGGACGAGAAACGCTATGACAGATAAAGAAAAACGCATTGAGACCTTTTTGAAGGCAATTGCCTTGGTGATGGTGCTTGGCTATGCGGCCGCTTGCGCACCCGGATGCGTTGATTGGTTTTCTCGTTTCTGACAGTTTCGGGGAAAGCACGGCCTGGGTCCAAATCTCTTTGTTGGTCAGAGGTGAGAGGAGGCCGGGTGAGTACCCACCCAATTGAAGAGAAAGAAAATGGCATTGAGTGGAACCTTTCTAAGTCGCAAAGAGCTCAGAGAGATGATCGGCACCAGCGACAAGGTCAAACAAATCGCTTGGCTGACAAAGTGGGGCTGGACTTATGCTGTGTCTGATGCTGGCTTCCCGATTGTTTCAAGGGCACACATGGAAGCTAAGTTGAATTCACCGGCAAGTCGCACACGTGCAAGTGCGCCGGTGCCAAATTGGAGTGCAGCATGACAAAACAAGACAAGCGCCATGTCAAAATCGCAACAAACCTCTACGCAAAAGAAGGAAAGCGCAGCCGTTCCTTCTTCACCCGTATTGATGGCCGTTACATCCCGTTGGGTTCTGATGAAGAAGCCGCCCGCCAAAAACTCTATGAGCTTGGCATGGGCGATCCCGTTCCGGTCACCATCGAAAAAATGTGCAAGGAATACCTGCAGGATCAAGAAGACCTTGCACGATTGAAGAGCCCGGATGCGCTTGCTTCAAGAACATTCAAAGACTATGAGCAGGCGCTCTTCAAAAAGATCATTCCCGTTTTCGGCGCATTAAATCCGCGCGACTTTACGCCTTCCATGGCGGCTCAGTACCTGATGATCCAACGGAAAAATGGCCGCTCTGTCCGAGGCAATCGCGAGATTGCAGCGCTCAATTCCGCTTTCAACTTTGGCATGCAACAAGGTTATGTTGACGCAAATCCCTGTCACGGCGTGCGCCGCAACAAAGAGCTTCCAAGATCGCGCGCTGTTTCAATCGATGAATTCCAAGCCATGTTGCGCTTTGCCAAGTCAAAGGGCGGCAGTAAGTACATGGTAGCGCTCATTGCCGCCATGGTTGGCCTGACCGGTCGCCGCCGCGCAGAGATCATCCGCTTGAAGAAGTCAGACATGACTGATGAAGGGATCGTAGCGACTGAATCGAAAGTGAAGCACGGCAATGTCGCCCGCAAGCAGTTGATCGCATGGACGCCCTTGCTTCATCAAATCATTGACGAGGCTCAGGAGATCCACGGCAAAAGTGAGTGGCTTTTCCCGACTCGCGAAGGTTGCGCATACTCTGATCAGGGTTTCAAAACAATGTGGAATCGCCTCATGAATGATTTCATTCCTGAAGGCAGCTGCTCCCCGCGTTGGTTCCATGCGCATGACCTGCGCTCTATGTACGTGACTGAGATGCTTGACCTCGGTCTTAATCCGAACACTCACAAAAATGAACAGACAATGCGCCGCGTTTACGATCGACGCCGCGTTGTCGAAGTCACACCTCTTGACATTAAGGAAGCAAAAAAATGAAAGAAGTTTTGCAGGTGCTCGCAGGGTTCTGCGGTGTCTGGATCCTTATAGGGATCTTTTTAGAAATTGGTTTTCAGATTGGAGCTTGGCTGTGCCGGTAAGCAAGAAACCTCGCAAAAAGGGAAAGCGTGGGGCGATCATCGCCGCCAGCCGCCGCTTCGCTCGCAACAAATTTGAGAGCGTTGAGCAGGCTAATCGCGACTATCGCCTTTTGAAAAGAGACGCGCAGCGCTGTTCGATGGCCAATGAACAGCTCAAATGGATGATCGCGCTCACTGAGTTTGACAACGTCCAAAAGGGCTTTCTCAGATCCTTGGCTGCGCTTGACCGCTGGCCGACAACCACCGATCCCGATGATTTCAACATGGTGGTTTCAAGTCTCATGGTTGGGATTCTCATTTTCAGGAACGCTCAGATTGCGGAACAGGATGTTCTCAGAGACATGCAGTCTGCGGCCTTCATGTGTGTGCAGTCTGTCCGACTGCGCAACCAAGGCAAAGAGATCCCAGCAGCCAATGTGGATGCGGTAAGAAACGGTTTGGTTGTCGCCCAGTCTGTCATGGAGAAGGCCTACGAAGAAGACCGCCAGGCGTTCATTGACGCGTTGGTTGAGAACTCCAAGGATTACATCGCGGAGCACCCGGGATTGGCTGATGAGCACTACCGCTTGGCCCTTGGCTCCAATTATGAACGGGTCTGCGAGT